GTGAAGCCTAGTCCAGAGATACTATGAATCAGACAACCGCTTCTGTAATCAAAATGAAACCTATTACCAGAAGGATTTTCTAGATAGATTTTTCGAATCATATCACGCTACCTCCTAGTGCTCTATTGATTGAATCAATGTCAAACGTTGGTGAGGTTGTATTGATGGTAATGTTGTTCGTATTACTGTTTGAACGATTGATGTTGTTTGTTGAACTTACGCTTTGATTCTGCTTAAGATTAAACTTATCGCCAAACCATCCACCAATCTTACTGAAGAAACCACCAACTTTATCTGCAGCATCGGCAACAAAATCTCCCACTCCTTTAGCAACATTGGATGCAAATTCACCAATATTACCAGTGATGCTTCCCACCATGTCACCAAAATTGCCAGCAATATCGCTCATCTTGGAGCCCAAGTCACCAATCCACTCGAATATTTGAGTAAGAAAATCGACAATTTTTTTAACTACCACCATGACTGGTTCTAGTACTTTTTGAAGAACTTTTATTGCAGGAACTAAAATGGCTTGTAGGACCTTACCGATGATTTCGATGAGAGGTGCAACCAATTCTAGTAATTCTGCGATGAATTCGATTTGAGTCATCAATGGAATCAATAAAACATCAATAATAGGTACCAACATATCGACTAGCATGATGATGAGTTCAATTAACACATCCAAAATAGGAGTTAGTGCTGTCATGAGACTATCAACAATCGTCATGATCGGTGGTAACAAAAGCATTAAGGTTTCACCAAGTCTGGCTAGCAATGCTCGAAACTCTTCACTTTGAAAGAGTGCCATTGCAACAATAGCTATGAGTGCACCAATGCCAAGTGTTGCAAAGTTTAATCCAGCTCCTGCAAAAAGACCTGAAGTACCCACTGCTTTTAGTGCGGTTGACACGATATTTAAAATAGGTCCCACTTTTCCAATAATGGAAAGCACTGGACCTATGGCCGTTATGACTGCACCAAGTGTAAGAATAATCTGTTTAGTACCCGAATCTAAGTTATTCCATTTTTCAATCCAACTCTTCAAAGCCGGAATGATTTCATCTCTAACCTTTTTAAGCATGGTTTGCATGATAGGTAGAACTTGAACGGAAATGTCCATAGCAAGACTACCGAGTGCTTGTTTCGTTTGATCGACAGAATCATTGAATTCACCAGCAATCGCTGCTTGTTCATTCGTAATAATGCCCAGTTCTCTAACTTCTTGACGAAGTGAGTTAATAGCCGTCTCTTCTTGAGATAGCATCGGCAGTATTTCAGTACCAATCTTATCACCAAAGAACTCATTTGCAATACCAACTCTTAAGGCTTCGTCTTCAACTCCAGAGAGTGCATTTCGAATTAGATTAAAAGCTTGATCTGCATTAAGCCCTTTGAGATCCTCAACTGTTAGTCCAATTTGTGCAAGGCTTTCAGCTACCTTATCACCATTACCAGTTGCGATATCACCAAGAATACCATTGATTTTAATAAAGGCCTTATTAAGGCTTTCTGTCGAACTTCCTGATATCTTGGCAACGTAGTTCCACTCTTGTAAACTCTCGGCACTTAGGCCAAGTTTTGCGGCTGTATCGGCAATTTCATCGGCTGTGTTTGCTGTCTTTACTGCAAGTGCACCAAGAGCAGATAAAGCTCCAAGCACTGGCACAGTGACTGATTTGGTTAGTGTTGAACCTAGTTTCCCAATCTTCTCAAAGTTTGCATTGGATAAGTCTGTGATTTTACCTTTTGTATTTTGGAGTTCTTTATTGAGCTTAGATACTTCAGCTTCGGTATATGCCACATTACGAGCAAGCTTATTGAACTCCGTTTCACTCATCTGACCAAGTTTTACTGCTTGCTTTGCCTTTTCAAGTTCTTGATTCTGCGTTTCTAGTTTCTTTTTAGTCGTTTGAAGAATGTCGTTGAGCTTCGATTGTTTTTGTTTCCAAAGTTCGACATTAGAGCTGTCGTATTTGAGGTTTGCATTAATGGCTTTGAGATCTTTTTGTTGCTCCTTAAGATCCGATTGAATTCCTTTGAGTTCATTCTCTAAATCTTTGCCATCAAGACTTAGCTTAATATTTAGACCCTTGACTGTTTCTGCCATCTTTGCTCACCTCCTTTATAACAAAAAACACATCAAAAGATGTGTCCCAAAATTTTGTAGCTTATGTTGATTTTTACAGTACAAGTTTATTTGATTGTCACTTTCCCATCAATAACTTCCCATAGAATTCTCGGAATGACTCTATACATTTGAACTGTTCTTTTTGACAAATGATTAGCTTCTCTTTCTGATACTGGTAAAGGTGATGATGCTCGGTAATAATCAGTAATATACTGAATTTCGTGTGAATCTTTTAATAAAAAAAACAAATGCGAACTATTAAGTGCCTCAGACAAATGTATTTGTCTCAAATCACATATAACATATTTTAAATTTGTACAATTATCAAAATGGCCAAAAATCGGATTAGTCACGTGTTCAGGAATTTCAAAGATTTCTTCTTTTTTTGAAAGAGGGTAATGCAACAATGTTTTTTTGTCTAATGAATAAATTACATCGTTTGAGACATAATAGAATTGTGGCTTATCTCTAAAAGAAATATCAAGAAGGTCATAAAATGTATCATCATGCAATTTTGTTTTTGAAGGTAATGAGATTTTTGTGCCATACAATAAATCAGAACTATGAGTTAAATCAAGAATTTCAATATGATCGGGAACATATATATAATTTGAATGCCAATTGCCAATAGTTACTTTTTTAATTATAGACTGCAGATTTCCATTAGACCATGAATAACAAACTTCATTGAAGCTATAATTACCATCATCATCCTTTAATTGAGGTAGGTATTCAATGTTATCAATAGGAAAGAATAGTTTTAGTCTAAAAGGCTCAGATAAAAATAGTTCAAAGTGTTCAAATGTAAAATTAACTGTTGGTAAAGAATCAAAATTGTTGTTTATAAATTCGAAGTTTTTCGCTGAAACCACTATTTCTTTGATAGAACTTCTACTTAGATGACAACAATTTGTTTTAATACATGATTCAGGTAAAACTGTTTTTTCATGAATATCATATAGATGAATCAAAGTGTTGTTTTCTATCCTATAATCATTTGAATAATCCAATCGGGAACTTGCTATTGAGATAACTTCATCGTAATCAAGATTAATATTCTTTATATTGAACATCTCAGTAAACGCATAAACATTAAGACTAACTTTTTCTAACTCATCAAAAGAAAAGTTTTCGATATACTGTTCGGATCTGAAAAGGTTCAAATTTTCAAATATAGGAATGAAGGATATGCTAGTTAAATCAGCACCATATCTTTTTTGAAGTATACGAGCTTCATCAAGATTATCTTTTGCTTTCTTGAGTCCAATTAATCTTGCTGTACCAATGATTACGAGTTTCTTTGAATTATAATTGGATGCTCGTAATAAAGCTAATTCAATATTTAAATCTTTAGGAATGCGTCTCTCATTATATAGAAAAGAAACTGGATTTACTAATCCCTCATACTGTATAGAATACATTTTAATATACCTCCGATAAATAACTTAATGATATTATATACAATTTTGGACCAAAATACAAACTTATAATAGAAAGTTGTCTATATCAGCTTGTGATGCTCTTTTTGAACCACCATCTCCAGATATGACTTTCATTTCAAGTTGTACCAATTCAAAGTAAGTTGTTAAGTCGAAATACTTTGAATCCTCTATGGAAATACCTAGATGAGCCAAGTTAAAGATAATGTTTGAGGTTGCACCAAACTCTGGCTCATCATTTGGACTGTGGGGATGGTTTGGTACCTTTTTGGAGAGTCCCTAACATCTCCCCGATGGTTTGAGATAAAATACCCAGTTCTTCTGTATCACTTAAGATACCAAAATCAAGTGCCATCAAGAAATCATTGTAAGAAGTCTTGCTGAATGGTCGATGAAGCACGTAGATGATCCTGAAGATCGTATCAATCACAAGTGAGAAATCTTCTTCTTTAATACTTTTAGTCTTTTCAAGCTTCTTAATATCATTGAATAATTCAGATCCGAATACGTTACGATAATCGATGATTGTGAATAGTGACGAATGAAGTTTGTATTCCTTGTCACCGAGTTTAATTACTTTTTCCATACTTCAATCCTCCTTAGATGAATGTGGGCAATACTGGCGATGTTGATAAGAAATTGGTATAGTTCGTATCTCCAACACTTGCGATAACACGAAGGATCAGATTATTACCTGACTCGATCGGGCGTGCAGTAATGTTTAAAGAGATTGAATTGGCTTCAATGGAATCGGCTTTCGATTTACTAGCATCCCCTGAAGGTGTAGCTGTACATAAGTAGTACCAAATACGACGAGCTTTAGCATCGCCTTGAATTTCATAGCCCAATGCGAAGGTCTTGGTTTCATTGTTGACCACTTCGACAAAGTTGCCATTGGTGTCTGTCTTGAATCCAAAGATATCCTTTTTAAACTCATCATCAATCTCTGTAAACTTGAGCGTGACGGTTGAGCCTGAATTGGATACCAAGGTTGCGATAACCTTATCGTCTGCATAGACTTGTGAACTACCACCGATGATTTCGGTAGTGATTTCTTGAGCACCAACCAGACGTTTAGGCGTTCCAAAAGTCCAGGAACCATCCGTTCCAATCGTAGCGAGTGCATAGTGAACATTGGTTAGTCCAAATGTGACTTTATTACTCATATTTTATATCCTCCTGTTTGATTTCATAAACGCGGGTTACAGAGTTATCGTCATTGACGTATTCTGTAATCATTTGATAATTAAGCCCTGATTGATATAGAGCTGATTCTAGTTACTCTTCGATGATCGGGGTTTTTGATTTTGTGACAAGTGTGATTTGATAGGTGATGATACGAACTGCTGATTTGTTATCTGCATAAGTTTGAACTCTATCGCTGATTTCTTGATAGACAATAAATGGGTATACATGGAGTTCGTTTGCATCGACTATGTTTGTTCCATAAGACACTCGATTTGGTAAAACACCATCAAGTATCTGGAATATTTGCTCTATAAAACTCATGCGGATCCACCTCTTTCAATAATCGATTTGATTTTCTCTACCATTTCCGGTGCAAATGCATCGAATGCTGGCCGCATGAATGGACGTGGTCCCACAAATTTACCACCACGATGTGTAAATCCAAACTCAAGTAAATGAGTTAACCTTCCTTTAGTGCTTGAATAAATGGCGATACGCTTATTAATCCCTTCACCTTCAGGAATAGCAACAATCGATTCAGCAAACCCATATGCCTGACCACTCTTCGGTGCTTTTGATTGAATGTAAGCTAATACTTTATCTGCGGTTTCGTCTAGTACTTTTTCCATTTCTTTGATGACATCTTCTGCATAAGATTCGACAAGCTCACTAATTCCAAGTGCTAATTCATCCAATGAGACCATCAATATCACCTTTTTTAATCTTTGTTTCAACAAAATAAAGCTCAATAAACTGACCGCTGATGTAGGTTCGTTCGATTTTATAAACCTTTGAATCAATCAATGCATGTCTAGACCCATCATATAAGAAGCTTTGAATCTTGACTGCAACATCAATTCTGATGTCTGTTTTTTTGCTTTCATAGAATTCTTTTGAAGTCACTGAAAGATTAATCCCAATAACCTCTTTAGAACTGATAAGGACTAGTTTTCGATTGCCTATGGAATCTGGTGCGTTGTCTAGTTTTAGAAGCGTTAATTTGATATTGGGAGAACTTGGAAACATTAGGAAGTACTTCCTTTCGTGAATGATAGCTGTTTGATGAGCATTTCAAAACTCTTCGGAAGTTCTTTCACAGATCCATCGTTCTTAAAACCAAAGAACGTCTTACAATAAATAAGGATGAGGGAATCCACGATTGGGACTCCCTCACCATTTACGACATCATCGGCCACACCGACAGAACGAATGAGTTCTTTACAAGCCTCAATATGAGACAATAACTCCTCATCAGCATATGTTTCTGTTAGAGGAATCAAGAGTGCTTTCTTCACTGTATCGAGTATGGCCATGATTTAGTTCCTCCGATTAGGCAGCGACTTTCTTCTTGATACGAAGGAAACCTTTATAACCTACCACATTACCACCAGTGAATACGGATGCTTTGTAGCAGATAATGCCATCTTTAAATTTGTAATCTGTCGATTTGCCAATTTCAACTGGTGAGAAGATAGGCACTTCATAGTTCTTAAGGGAACCATAAGCCATCGCATACTCACCTGCAGTGGTTGCACTGTCAGCGATCGCTTTGCAATGTGAGTTGATCACATAAGGAATGCCATCGATGGTTTGATTGATGTAATCAACGGTATGAACCTTACGACCTTCGGAAGTACGAAGTCCAGCAAATGCACGCAAGTCATTCTTATTCAGGATAAGAACTGCACCACCTTCCACTTCTTCATCGCCACCATAAGCAAAGATGATGTCATCTAAAGTTGTGTCAGTGATTGCGGAAAGTTCGAGTGGGGTCGTATCAGCTAATGCAACTGCTTGTTCGCTGAAGATGCCAGTGAAGGTGTTCGATGTTCCAGCACCACGTAGGATTTGTTCAGAGATTTTCTTCTTCAAGGATACATTGATGTTTCTAAGTACCTCTGCTTGATAAGGAATACTTGGAAGCTTTTCAAGTTCTTCTGTGATTTCGGTGTAGGCAGTAATCTTAACCTTCGTAATGGTGACATAACCAAATGTAGGTTCAGTCTCATTGTAGGGTTGCCCTTCAAGGGTTGTTCCAGCAATGCCATTCGATTTCACAAATGATTTCTTGTAGGTTTCACCACCATTAAGGTTGATGATATTGACCTTGTCCACCAAAGTAGATACTTGGGCATACGGAACTGGTGCGAGGTTGTTTGATACGGTTTCAGGAACCAAAACTTCCGAACTGGATACTTGAATCACACGATTTTCACGGAGCTGTTTGCCGCGTAGTTCAAGGGTTTCCTTATTGTCGGTTCGTGTATCAATCACAATAGGTTTGACATCGACTTTGGATGCAATCATCATCTTTTTATCGATGACAGAGCGTTCCTCTTGTAGGGTATTGCATTCTGTATCGAATGCTTCCAATTTTGTTACATCTGATTCCGCTTCAGCAAGTGAGCGAATCTCAGTTAAACGTGTTTCGATTTCTTTACGTCTTTTTTCTAGATTCATGTTCTTTCTCTCCTTTAGAGTTTTAGTAGTTTGTTTTGATACGGATCTTCTTTTTCATCACTTCAACATGCTGTTTCTGCTCTTCTAACTCCATAGCCTTTAGTTCTACATCCATAGACTCTAAAGAACGAGCGTATATACTAGTTGAATCATAGGCTGGTGTGTCTACCACTGAGACATCATAGAGCCTTCCGATTTTAGTGATGGTACGTTTAGGGATTTTGCCTTCTTTGTTCCAGGACTGTTCTTCAACAGTGAAAGCAAAACTCATCTTATCAAGTAAGCCACTGCGGACCATCTTGTAGATGTCTTGGTTCGATTGGGTGTCGACTAATTCCGCTTGTACTTTTAGCCCAATGTTATCGACCGATAAGGTCAGTGATTTATTCTTAGTTCGAGCAATGATAAGGTATGAGTCCATATGGTTGTATTTCATTGGGACATCTTTCATCTGAGTGTTTTGTAATGCTCGATGGTCGATTGACTCAATGAAACCGTACTCTTCATTTCCGATGAGTGTTTCCTGGTTGAACACAATCGCATAGCCTTCTAGGGTCATCTTACCTTCAGCTTCTTCAAACTTAACATCCGCAAGTCTTGTTTCTTTAATCATTGGTTCTCACCTCTATTTTTGGTTTGTTAGGTTTTCCATCTACAATATATTCAAGTTCTGAATCCTTGTAGTGAAAACTTGTTATTTTGTTCTCTTTGCAAAACTCATCAATAATTTGTGATTTTGTTTTCTGCGTTTCTAGAATCACTTTGAGTGCTTCTTTTGATATCGTTCCATTAACTGTGACTTTCATCTTTGTTCTCCTCACCAATTTGGTATTTGTTTGCCTTATCTGCATCCACAAAGTTGAGCGATTGCAGTCGCTTGTTTCCACCCTCAATAGGTTTTAGTCCAAGCAAAGCTCTGGATTCATTTAAGGTCATGATCCCTAGGCTCATCAGTTTTTCGATGGCACTCACTTTTGTATTCCAGCTTGCATACTGCAATCGTTCACTATAGAAAATAATCTCTTCACCACGAGTTAACTCATTCTCCGTGAGTAATCCCAAAGAAAAAGCCTCTGATAGCTGTATGGCTAGAGGCTCAATGGTTGACTCATAAAACGAGTTGAAATCTTCTTCACTATATTTGTTTGCGAAGATTGGAGCTGATACGCCAAAATAATCGAGTATTTTGGATTGTAAAAATTCGAGTGTTTCTTTGTCGATTAATTTAGGATCTACTGTTAGTGGTACATATTCAGATTTTAAGTCGATCGGGATGATCGAGCTTCCTTTATTGCTTATTGAATCATTGAGTGCTAAATCAAATAGTTCTCTCTGCTTCTTCTTATCAGCTTCTGAAAGCATCCCATTCATCTTGATGATTCCTTTGATCTGCATGGATGACCTGACTGCGTTATCGATGCCTTGAAGCACATTCTCATTGATTGAAATGGTTTTTAGGATTGCTTCTTGGTCACCTTTAGAACTCGATCCACCAAAGATCTGATTCGTATGATAAAACCTTTTAATGTGAATTATGTTCTCATATGGAATCGTGAAGGATTCTTCTCTATCAAAGCTGAACTTTAAATAGTAACTACCACCTGAATCTATGATTGGTTCAACAATGGATGGTTTAAGCGGATAAAGAGCTTTAATTTCACCGGTTG